ATTGATTAATTTTTTTTCAACAGTGGTATATTCACCCCATTGTTGGATTTCACTTTCTAGTCTTCCACAACCTTTACAACGGTCATCTCCGAACTGTCTTGAAGTACACCAACCAATACAAGGGCTGTCAGAAAGGCTCTGACATTCACCATTTAGAGTCGCTAATTTACACATAAAACCTCCGGTTTATAGTTTTTAGTGCTTATAGCTTTGATAATATTGCACTTTTGGTACTATGTGTCCAGTTTTTTTATACTTTAAATCAGAAAATTGTAGTTAATTACCATCCTTTTTGAGTGGTTTTTTGGAGCAGCAGAAGCATGATAAGTATCACCAGAGAAAAAGACTGCCCTACCCTTTTTAGGCTCAATCTCATTTATAACTTTCCCTTCAGAGAATATTCTTGTTGGTCCATCACTATCAAGGATGTAATAAATCATAGTGTAGTGTTTAAAAGTATGGTCTAGATGAGGCGTATTATGTAATGTACCCGCTTGGTTTTTAACAAACATAGCTGCTCTTATTCTATATAGGTCTTTGATATCTACTCCGTCCTTATATTTACCCAAGCCCTCTAATAAGATAGGAAGAACAAGGTTGAATAGAGACCCTGTTGGATTATTGTCCTTAAAAATAGTATGAGAAAATCCTGAACTAGACATATCATCAGCTTGATTAGTTATATTTTCAGCAAAATACCAAGCAATCTTAGAAGTACTAAAATTATCTTCTATTAAATTTTGATAATTTTTACTAATTACATCATCTATTACAGTTAATTTCATACTTTATTTAGTTCTTCTTTTAATCTGTTTTCATACCACTCAGCTTTATCTAAGTCCTGCACACCATTTTTATAACGAAACCTCCACCTGTATTTCAGTGAATTTCCGCGTAAGTACCCTATAAATTCTTCGGAGCTAAGCATGGCCCGTATAGCATCAATGCACTCAATCCCTCCTTGGTTATAATGTTTAGGGTGATTTACTAAATCTTCTTTCATAATAATCCTATAGTTTCTTTTTTGCTGCACACCAGTTCTATTCTATTTATAAATTCTTTTCTTGGTATTGATTCTTGTATTAATTGCGTGTGGGAAACTTGTTTCAAAGTTGTGTCATCTGTAATGTACACACCAGCAGGAGATCCTAAAGCTATGTAAGCAAGATGGTTATGTGATTGTGCTCTACTTAACCAGGCCCGCTGCAGTTCTGTAAGTGCAACTTTTATTTTAGTGGTTAATTTTTTAGGTAGTTTAGGTTCATATTTATATTCTATAAACATATACCCAGAAGGGCCCGAATAAAATGTATCCGGAACACCTCCTTGGTATTTGTCTGCGATCTTCCACACAAACACTTCCGAAGAGATGCTTGTGTGTATAGACCTAATGAATGAATGTTCATTCATAAGCAGATGCTTACAGAGCTTCGTAAAGCTTCTTAGCTTCTATGTAATCTTCTTCAGTAGTCCAACCTTCAAATTCGACACCTAAGTTCATAAACTTTTGTCCGGCTTTGTTAGCTGTTTGTACTGATTTCATTTTCCATAGAGAAGCAAAACGGTCACCACCTTTAGTCTGGATTTGAGAATTCCAAGAGCGTGAAACACGCAACTTAGAAGAAGCAAAATCCATTATGAATGGTATACCTAATGACCCAGTTTTAGGATCTTTCCGCATTAATAAATGAGACTGTGTCTGTATTATGTCATGCTGATCGATGTCTAAAGACTGATCATTAAGATAGTCAGTAGCTTCTGCTAGGCTTTTAAAATTACCTATCAAACCACCACCAATTTCTCGTTTCTTCCACACAACGAAGTCTTCAGTAAACTTAATGTTCAGAACATATAATTCTGTACCATAGTTTTCTTTAGTAACGCTGTTTATAAAATCACCAGGAATAGCTTCTTCAAGATATTCGCTGTGGTTTTTATCAACCTCATTCGAGAGTTGTTGAAGTAACTTTACTCTAGGTGTCTGAAGGTGGTCTTTACCAACCTCTTCATTGCCTAATCCTGTGCCTTTTATAACGTGGGCAGGAACGTCCTTGGATACAAGGTCTATTGTTGTAGTTTCAACCATAGTTCTTTTTCCTTATTTCATAGTTATTATTATCGTGATCTGTAATTAATACGAATCACGTCCGTGGGTTGCACCCCTTGAAGTTCCATATCCAAAGAGAGCAGTTCTCGGTAAGCTGAAGCTGATACGCGTTTGTGCAGTAACTCAAACTGGCCAGTGGCTAGTATGTGTTTGTACAATGCGTCCCAATCTTCCACTGTAGGTACAATTTCTGTTTTAATAGATACTGTACACCGATCATTGCCTGTTCGATCGATTCCTTGATCGTCCATCATAGCAATTAGTTGAGCTTCCAAATCATTCTTGCGTTGTTTCATTTCTTTCAACCCTTTTTCGGTTGAAGCTATAACTTCGCGAAAGTCGGTAAGCTTGTTCATTAAATCATCTAAATTTTGTTCCATATTAGTGCCTTGTTATTTCATGTTCTGTGTTAAATATTACGTCTATACCTTCTGCTAGTTGCATTGCTTGCAACGAGGCATTAGATAAAACGAGGTTCATTGCTTCTTCATCGGAGGGTGGGTTATCTATAGATAGATTTTCAGCAATGGAAAATATTAACGCGGTAGCTAAGGCACTAGTAGGTAGCTCAGATAGAGCTTCCACAGCTAGTTTTGTCTCTAAGTTTAAGTCTATTCTTTTACTCATAGTTAATTCGATAACTGACATAATACCTTTAATAAATTTTCCATTCTACCCATTTTAGTGTTTAACTTTTTATACACCGCTTCTTCCCAAGTATCTCGAGCAGCAATTAAAATTGTCTCGGTTTTCTTAGTTTGTCCAGCTCTGTGTATGCGTCTGTTAAATTGTTGAAAGTGTTCTGCATTATATGTGGGAGAAGACCATATAGTACAAGTACCTTTAGTTAATGTAAGTCCGTGACTTGCAGATTGTGGATGGGCAAACAAAACTTGTAAGTGTCCATTTTGAAATCTATCTATTACAGACTTACGATCTTTTACTTTTACATCTCCATCAATGACGCCGTAAGTAATGTTTCTTTTTTCTGCTAATGCAATTAAATTGTTTCTTTCATGTTTCCAATTAAATGCTACTAGAGAATGTTTACGTTCTTGAACTAAGTCCATTATTAATTCATAACGTTCTTCATGAACTAATTGGATATTTCCTTCTTGATCATAAACTGCTCCAGTTATAAGCTGTAAAAGTTTTTTAACTCTAGCTCCTGCGTTTACAGCGTTGATGGTTCCTTGTTGTGTATACAGGACTGGTTCTTCAGATAGTGTGTTATAATCTTTTCTAGTAGTATTAGAAAGGTTTGTATACATGGTATGTACTGAAGTTTCAGGTAAGTCTATGCAATCATCTAAAGCATATCGTATTACAACATCTTTTAAACAGTTTGCTACAGCTTCTTCAGCGTCAGGTTTGTCTATCCATTCATTAGCAAAGCCATTAAATTTAGAAGTACAAACTTGATTGCGAAAAGAAAAGAAACGTTTACCTAAACGTTCGCCGTCATCAATTAATGTAGCAGGATGCCATATGTCTAATATTGTATTGCTGTTAGGTGTACCTGACATAGCAATACGGTAATCAAAATGTTTAATAATTTTAGCAAGATTTTTAGATCTTTGAGAGTTTCTGTTTTTATATGCTGTAAATTCATCTATGCATATAGCATCAAAATCTTTAAGCAAGTCTTGATGTTTGACTAAAAAATTAACAGCTTCAAAGTTAGTTATAACAACTTCGTGTTCAGGGTCTTTAAATACTTTTTCGCGATTTTTAGCATAAGCTAATCCATATTTTATATTGGGTTGAAATTTTAATATATCATCTGCCCAAGCAGCTTCTAGTATAGATAGTGGTGCTAACACAAGCATTTTACCTGGGCGTTTAACAAAAGCATCTAACACAGATCTAGTTTTACCAGTACCTGGATCAGACGTAATTAAACACCTTGGGTTGTTGAGTATAAAATCGGTCGTAGTGACCTGATGGTCGTAAGCTTTTAGTTCATCGTTCATAGTAGTATCGTTCCTCGATATACAAGGTTATTATAACATGTTTGTGGCTTTTAAGGTTTAACTTTATGCCATGAAGGTTTGCCTTTTTCAATCTTAAGTACTTCATGAGTCATGGTTTTACGCATGATAAGAAGCACTATAGATACAGAAAGACCACCAATCATAGCAGCAGCCATACCACTAAAAGTACCAGCAAACATAACCATTAGGGCAATAGTTATTCCGATGTCAAAGAAAATGTCTAGACCAATAACTTTTCTGCCCGCAATTTTAAACGCTAGCAATAAGAGACCGAACGCGCTGATTATACCTATTGTAATCATTGTTTTTTTCCTTCCATATTAAATAAGCCATGTAGCCAAATTGAATGGCTTCTATAAGAATCCACAATAATGTGGTAGCAGTTGCGACAGCACTATGCATTTTGTAATCTCCATAAAATAATTAAAAATAAAACAAACATAAGGGTGACCCCTACTGTTTGCATTGTGTATAAGAAAGCTAAAGCTGTAATGGTTAAACCAGAAGCTCCAGCACCGACTATACATAAAACACTAAGTGATTTATGTGCTAGTTTTTTTGCTTTTATTAGCATCATATATTTACTCCTATAAATACATTAAAAAAATCATCGAAGGGTAAAACCTACGACTACGAAGAAACCGGGCCCTATTCTGTGATGCGAGCTTCAGCGAGCATACACAAAAATCGGGCGGGTGAGTTAGTACTTGTGGGTTTTTTACTTCATGCCCCACTCACAAACAGGATGTTCTCCTTCTTTATGAGGGCACCAACGGCAATTATCTTTGCCAGGATTGGGGGGAAATTCT